CTTTAATATTAGCCATCGCAAAAAAATAAGACAAGCCACGGGCTGTGGTAAGACTTGTCTAATAATTATTTTACCTTATCTTTTTTCTTTGTAAGTTTTTTTACGAGATTCTTAACTAATGGTTTGACGATATTAAGTAAAAGTGGAGAACTGGCAGCGACCAAGCCAATAACAGCAGTAGATACAATGCTAGAAACTTCTGGAATGTACTGATCCTTAAACGGGACATCTTCATAGAGCGTTATACATTCAATCCCATCATCCCCTCTTTTATGGCCGATGACACGTTCTAATCTTTTTTCGTTACGAAAATCCCCAGTGCGCTGGTTTGATTTGCCAGGGCAGGGTGGCAAAATATTATCCTCTTTCTTTTTTTTTATTGGTGGTACTTCAGTTGACTGTGATTTTGGTAATGGTGGTGAATCTATGGAGGGCAGACTTTCTTCCACTATTATCAACTGGTCTGGCTGATAGTTTAGGGGAACAAAAGTTGGATATGGGCAGCTTGTACTTATTCCACTTGGGTCATCAAATATAAGATTAAAATTACCTGTATTTTTTGTATCCCTATGAGTGGAGGTGCAACCAAAAGTAGGTACTTGTGGAAATGATGGTTGTATTGTTATCTGTGGATCATTTATTACTGGAATAGATATATCAGGAATATATATTTCTTGTATTTCCAATTATTTAAATGGTATTGGTATAGATTTGCCAGTTGTATCAGGTATATTATTATCTAGCATTTTAGGCATCAG